TGACGACGGCATTGGCGATCCCGGCATGATTGAAGGCGCGCGTCGTCCTGCCCGACTTCTCGAAATTCTGCCGGAATTGAAGGACGGGCAAAGCTACTATTTTCACCTCTACCTGATACCTGACTTTTTCCAGAAGCCGGGCAGCATCCTTGGCGGGACTTTCAGCACTTCGTCAGACGGGGGTTCGCCGCACCCCTTCAACTGCACGACAATCACGGTCAATCTTCTGCCCGTTCTGCCCCTGAGGCAGGACTGACCATGCGTCTTCCGTCCCTCTCTCAGCTATTCGGTCGCCGTCCGACCCGGCCCGCTGGACGCGATGTCCTCCAGCGGCGCTTTGACGCTACCAGCGGGCATCGGGGCAATGCGTCGTTCGGGAGCTATGGCCCGGAGACGCTGGCGGGCAGCGCCGTTATTGCGCGCAAGGCCCGCTATGCCGTGGAGAATAACCCATGGCTGAATAACGGCGTCGCGACATGGGTAACGGCACTGGTCGGCGCGGGCATAACGCCGACGCCGCAACATCCTGACAGCGCAAGCCGCCCCGTGGTGCAGGCTGCGTTCAACCGGTGGGCCGCCGTCTGCGATCTGGACGAACGGACGGACTTTCCCGGCCTGACCGCTGGGGCCGCCCGTGACATGGTGGTAAGCGGCGAAGCCTTTATCCAGCTTGTGACGACGGACGAAGGGTTGCGGCTCCGCCGGATTGCGCCGGAGCAAGTGGACATCGCCCAGACTGGCGAATTGAATTCCGGCGGTCGCATCATCGCGGGCGTGGAGTTCGACGCGGAAGGCCGCCGGGTCGCCTACTGGGTCCGCCCGGTCGATCCGACGGCGATCTTTGAAGGCTATGCGCCGCCCGTTCGTGTTCCCGCCGCCGACATGGTGCATCTGTTTAAGCCGCTAGGGCCGGGGCAGGTTCGCGGCATTTCGTGGCTTGCGCCTGTCCTTATCCGGGCGAGCGAACTGGACCAGTTGGACGACGCTTTGCTTGTCGCCGCGAAAGTCGCTGCCATGTTCGCAGGGTTTTTGACCGACATGAACGGCTCCGCCAGCGGCTTCCCGTTTGAAGGCGTCGGCGCGGATTCGGTCATGGAATCCGGGCTGGAGCCAGGGACGCTCAAGGTCCTGCCCGCCGGTTTCGACATCAAGTTCAGCGGCCCTCAGAACGCCCAGCAGACGGTGGACTTCGCCAAGCTCCAGCTTCGCGGCATCGCCGCCGGGCTGGGCGTCCCTGAGTACCTGCTGACAGGCGACCTCACTGGAGCTAACTATTCGTCCCTCCGGGCCGGGCTGCTGGAGTTCCGCCGCCGCGTGGAGGCAATCCAGTTTCAGGTTATCGTCCCGCAACTGCTGAGGCCCGTCTGGCAGCGGTTCGTGACGACCGCCGTTCTGGCAGGCGAAATCGACGCGCCGGACTTTGAGTCCAACGCGGACCAGTGGTTCGCCTGCGAATGGATCATGCCCGCGCAAGAGTGGATCGACCCCGCCAAGGACGCGGAGGCGACGGCGACCATGATTGCCACCGGGCTGACATCCCGCCGCCGGGCCGTCGCGGCGCAAGGCTACAGCGTGGAGGAATTAGACGCGGAGATCATTTCCGACCGGGAGCGCGAACGCGAACTGGGCCTGTCCTTCGGGGAAGCGAAGGAGGCCGCCAGTGCGTAGCTATCCGCCGTTCTACACAATCCGCATTGAATCGCCCGCTGGTTCGGTCGGGACGATCTTGCACAAGGGCGCGCTTGCGCCGCTGATCGCCGACCTGCTGGACAGCCATGATGACCTCCGGGAGCGGCTGGAGGCGACCGACGCCCGGACCTACCAGTTTTGCCGGAAGCCGCGCGGCGTCGATCCTCTGCCCGATCCTGACGACTTTGGGGGCCTGTGATGACGACCGTACTTGAGACCCGCCGCGCGCCTACCATTGGTTTCGTTCCGCAGACTTTCGACGCGGACGCGGGCACCGTTGACGTGACCCTGACGACCGGCGCGCCCGTCCAGCGCGGCGGCCATGTGGAGGTGCTGGCAATCGGGCCGGAGAACGTGGAGTTCGCCCAGCGCATCCCGCTGCTGGACTCGCATCGCCAGACCAGCATTGCCGACATCAAAGGGTCGGTTTCCAATATCCGGTTTGAGCCGGGCGCGATTGTCGCGACGCTCAATATCTCCGACCCGTCTGCGCTTGCCGCCGTCGCCCGTGGCGACGTGACCGGCGTTAGCGTCGGCTACCGGGTCAAGAAATGGTCCGAACGCCGCGACCCCAAGTCCGGCAAAATCATTCGCACGGCAGTCCTCTTTGAGATTGTCGAAGCGTCCCTTGTCGCTGTCCCCGCCGACGCCAACGCCACCATCAGGAGTCAAACGATGGAAGATGAAATCGAAACGGGACAGCAGGAAATCATTTCCGATCCGCCCGAAAACGAAACGCGGGCGGAAGTGAACGCCCAGATTCGCAGCGCCGTCACCTATGCGCGGCTGCCAGCCGCCTTCGCGAACGATCTGATCGACCGTGAGGCGACCGTGGAGGAGGCCCGCTCCGCCGTGTTCGCAGAAATGCAGCGCCGCAGCGTCCCGGTCTCGAATATTCGCGTCGGGCCGTCGGGCGATGATCCTGCCGTGGTACAGGACCGCATGGCGGAAGCTCTCGCCTGCCGGGCGATGGGGACCGAACCCAGCGAAGGAGCGCGGGCCTATATGTCGCTTGGCATGTCGGACATGGCGCGCCAGTCGCTCCAGCGTTCCGGGCAGGTGGGCATTGCCACGCTTGGCCGGGAGGAGGTGCTTACCCGCGCGCTCCACACGACCAGCGATTTCCCGAACCTGCTGACGGCGACCGGAAACCGGATTCTTATGCCCGCCTATCGGGCAGCGGAATCGCAACTCAAGCAACTGGCGCGCCAGCGGACGGCGGACGATTTCCGGCCCATGTCGCTCCTCAAGCTGGGCGAGTTCGGCAAGCTGCAAAAGGTGACGGAAGCCGGGGAGATCAAGGCCCTGACGACCGGCGAAGCCAAGGAAGGCTATTCGGTGGAGACGTTCGGCGGTATGTTCAACCTGTCCCGCAAGGCGATCATCAATGACGACCTTGGCGCGTTCGCGCGCTGGGCGGAAATGATGGGCCGGGCCGCCGCCGAAACGGAAGCGGACCAGCTTGTCGCCCTGTTGACCGGCAATCCCGTCATGGAGGACGGCAACGCTCTGTTCTCCGCCACCCATGGCAACCTGTCGGCGACGGGCGCGGCTCCCGACGTGGCATCACTGTCGGCGGCCCGGTTGGCGCTTCGCCGTCAGACCGGCTTGGACGGCGTGTCTCCGATCAGCGCAACGCCCAAATTCATCCTTGCCGCGCCGGAACTGGAAACGACCTTTGAAAAGCTGCTGGCAGAACTGGCAGCCGCCAAGGTGGACGATCAGAATCCGTTCTCCGGCAAAATGACGCTGCTGATCGAACCGCGCCTGTCCGGGGATGACTGGTACGTGTTCGCCGACCCGGCGATGCTGCCCGTCCTCGAATATGCCTATCTGTCGTCCGCTCAGGGTCCGCAGATTGCCAGCCGCGACGGTTGGGAGGTCCTTGGCCGGGAGTTCCGCGTCGTCCTCGACTTCGGTTGCGGGGCCGTGGACTGGCGCGGGGCCTATCACGATCTGGGTGAGGACGACCTGTAATGGCGACCTTGGCCGACCTCCAGCAACGGCGCGACTCCCTGTTCAAGGCCCTGACCGACGGAATCCGTTCGTTCCGGGACCAGAACGGGGAGGAGGTCGCCTTTTCCTCCGGTTCGGAAATGCGGGCCGCCTTGGCGGCTCTGGACCGGGAAATCGCGAACCTGAGCGACGGTCGGCCACCCTCCACAATCATCTTTCGCACCTCGAAAGGACTTTGAAATGCGTAATTTCATTCAACCGGGCAACACGCTCACTCTGACCGCTCCGGCGGAAATCACTTCCGGCGCTGTTGTGGCCGTCGGGTCGATCATCGGCGTTGCCAATGGCGACGCGGCGAACGGCGCGCCGGTCGATGTCGATACGGTTGGCGTGTTCCGCCTGCCCAAGGTGTCGGCGCTCGCCATCGCGGCGGGCGATGTCGTCTACTACGATTCCGCTACCGGCCTCGTGAACAAGACTGCCAGCGGCAACACGAAGCTGGGCGTGGCGACGGAAGCCGCCGCTAACCCTAGCGCCGATGTCGCCGTCCGCCTCAACGGTTCGTTCTGAGGCATCAATGGCCCGGACGCCTGCCATGTTCAAACAGGGCGATGTGGTCCGCGCGGTGAAAGCCGCGCGGGCTGCTGGCCTGAACGTGGCGCGGACGGAGATTGCGCCGGACGGAACTATCCGGCTTATTCATACCGATTGCTCGCCAGTCCCCGCCTCGCCTTATGATGAGTGGAAGCAGAAACGCCATGAGAGTCCATCTTAAGGGCATCAACCGGATAACGAAGAAACTCGCCTCCGGTCAGACTGTCACCTATTTCTATGCTTGGAAGGGCGGTCCCCGACTTGAGGGAACGCCCGGCTCCCCGGAGTTCCATGCCAGCTATAACCGCGCGGTCGCCGCGCGCCGGGCAGCCCCCAAGGACCGCCTCCAGTCGATATTCGACAAGTTTGAAGCGTCTACCGAGTTCGCCGACTTGGCGGAGCGGACCCGCAAGGATTACCGCAAGCTGCTGAGGATCATCCAATCTGAGTTCGGCGACTTCCCAATTGCCGCGCTGGAGGACCGCCGGACCAGAGGCGAGTTCCTTGCATGGCGCGAACGGCTGGCAGTGAAGTCCCGGCGGCAAGCGGACTATGCGTTCGCGGTTCTCGCGCGCACCCTGTCATGGGCGAACAATCGCGGCCTTGTCCCGCTGAATCCCTGCGAACGACCGGGCCGCCTCTATCGCGCTGCCCGCTCTGAGAATGTCTGGACCGACGCCGACGAAGCCGCGTTCTACGCGAAGGCTCCGGCTCACCTCCACTTGGCGCTCAAGCTGGCGCTCTGGACGGGGCAGCGGCAAGGCGACCTCCTCCGGCTGACATGGGCCGCTTATGACGGAAGCCATATCCGGCTCCGGCAGCGGAAAACGAAGGTCCCTGTCCATATCCCGGTCGGCGGCCCACTCAAGGCCGCGCTTGACGATACGAAACGCAAGCTGGCGGAGCGGGACGACAAGAGGCCCCGCCCCCTGACCATCCTTGCAACCGAACGTGGTACGTCATGGACGGAGTCCGGCTTTCGCGCATCATGGCGCAAGGGTTGCCAAAAGGCGGGCGTGACCGATCTGACGTTCCACGATCTGCGTGGAACTGCCGTGACCCGGCTGGCGATAGCGGGATGCACCGTGCCTGAGATAGCGACGATCACCGGCCATTCCCTCAAGGATGTCGGTTCGATCCTCGATAGCACGTATTTTCATAGGGATAGCGCGTTGGGGGAATCCGCCATTCGGAAGCTCGAAAGGAGAACAGAATCTCCCAACTGACCGCCCAACTGCCTTGGGTGTGTCCAACGACGATCTGGAGAGAATCGCGTAATATCAATACGTTGGAATGGTAGCGGAGGAGGGACTCGAACCCCCGACACGCGGATTATGATTCCGCTGCTCTAACCAGCTGAGCTACTCCGCCCCATGGGCCAACGGCTGACTGGCAGCCGGATTCGCGCGGGGCAGCAGCCTCGGGCGAGGCGGGCACTTAAGGCGCGGGTCGCGCGTGGTCAAGTATTGTTGCAGCCATTGTTGCCGTCCACTCAATTACAGCCGCACCCGCCCGCGAAAGCTGCACGTTTTGACCCGTTCCCACGGCCCGCCGCGATAGCGATGCAGTTCCAGCGCAGGGAAGGTAAAACGCCCTGTGGCGATCCACGGAGCAAGCACCGGCCCAAGGCTCGCCTGCAACCCGCGCGCTTCATCCTTCGTCACCTTGTTCTGAATGGTAATGTGCAGGCGCGGTTGGTGGAGATCCTGCACCGTCAGGCTACCGTGGAAATGTTCGGCAATCAGCGCCCGCAGCGCCAGCAATTGCGGCGCAGCAAGCGCGATGGCGGTGCCCTTGCCCAAATCCATCACTCCGGTGACTGCGCCTTGTGGTGCGGCAAACTCTGCGGCCACCTTGGGCAGAAAATCGCACAATTCATCCAGTAACGACGGCGCAAAGGCGTGAAACAAGGTGACGTGCGCGTGGAGGTGATTTCGCTCGACCGGGAAATGCGCGCGTCTGAGACCTTCAGCCCACGCGCCAAGGCCGGTCGGCAGCGCGGCGGTGAGGATGAAAGGGTCAGCCAAGCGTCAGTTGTTTTTGGGCTGCGCGTCGCGCAGCTCTGCGGGCCTAGCGCTCATCACATC